GCCATATAGAGTTTCAGGGAACCTCACAACAGTCTACCGTATTCGAAGCGCCCATTCAAGGGTAAGCATGCACAATACGGATAAACCAACAAATCTCCAACTTATGGGTAGTGTTCCGGTCTGACCAGCCGGTGCACGAGGGGGATTCTCGTGTTAACATAACATAGAGAGGCCGCTACCATAGCGGCTCAAGGCTCTCCAGCCTTCCAGCGGTTAATTCCGCAAGACGTTCGTAAAGGTGAGTTTAGAACCTCAACTTTTGATTCACAACAATAATCAAGAACCAACGAACCACCATTCTCAAAGTGCTCAAGTGCCAAGTGCGGCGCATGGAAGCGACTTACTCCACTCACCCTCAGGTGCAGCAGAAACTTTCGGAGTTAACCTAGTATTTCGCTGTGGACGACAGACGTTTAAAGAATGGGACGTCGATCCTCGAAAAGAATTCCTCAATTCTCGAGAGAACCCCACACGTACATCGAGTACAACCTTACTTACCATACCCTTTCGGTACTACTCATGGATCATCGCATTAGCTCACCATTTTCGTAGGAAGTTCATTTGTGTCTTCACGTGTGAAACCCTTTAGAGTGTCAAGATTTCAATTAGGAACGTGTTTACGTAGACAAAGTCTAGCCGGCTAGCGTGCCGGAAACCGCGCCATCTACTTCAAAGATTGGACGCGTGAAGGAGGAACCGTCGACCGAGCAACAGGCTCAGGTTCAACTCTCTTCAGCACTCGAGGTGTCAAATCGACATAGTTCTCGAGTTCGGTATCCTCACCGTTCGGAGGAAGGGTTTGTTTAGTGTCTCCCCTATCAAGAGACGTCAGCGGGCGAGCAGGTGCTGCATATTTGCGGCGCTCGGCGAAGTTGATCGAGCCATCGGCCGGATAACCGCAGAATCCGTATAGGTCGAGGATGAAGACCCAACGGTAACGGCCCAGGACTTGCGGCGCATTCGTTTGTGCGGTATCGGTGAGACCCAGGACGGTTCCCTGGAACAGCAGTTCCATGTCGGCGTTCGCGACGGAAGTCGCAACCGAGGCTACGGGAGCAGTACATTCCCATAGTCGATCAGCGCGATTCGTCTTCATGTCCTCAATCAGACGGACATCGCTCTTCGGCTCCCACCAAGGGAATCGAGCCACTGTGCTTGTCGCCGCTTTGATCTGCGCCTGAGTCGCGCTCCCGAGTGCGACATTCATTCCAGAGTTCGTGTCACGATCGTACGAAATCTGGCATGAGCCAACTGTCGAAGTCGGCGCCTCACCCTCATACCTCAACCAGAGCCGACGGTATCGGAATGCACGGAAGAACTGGGCCATGACGGACACCGGATTCGTCGCGGTACCGTGTAGGTTCACCAGACCAATGGAACGTGCGGAGTTGATCGCCGCTGTGGGACTAACGGGGATGAACATCCCTGCATTGGCCGCACTCGCCGGGGAAAATACTCCCGTAGTCACAACCGTAGCAGTGCCGATTACGCCAATGGAGTCGTCAGAGTTACTCGGTAGCTCTCCGACGATACGCAAGCCACCCTCGGGATAATCATCATGTGGCGCCGCACGACTGAATGTCTGGCGCATGAAGTTAACAGAGTGAGCTTGAGCGCTCACAGGAGCCGAGAGCACGGTCTCAGTTTTGCTCTTCCGCTGCTTAGGCGTAGTATACCCTGCAGAGTGTGACGCGTTAAGATGTCTCAACTTCTCGTGGACTCTTTCCAGACGCGTACGCCCTTTCATCTGCATTGGACCCTTGGACGGCGGGCCTGCCGGCTTGTTATTAGAGAAAGCTCTCTTCTTCTGCTTGTTTTGCATGGGATACCTGTTACAAGCACATTCAGTCCGCGTGAATCCGAACCGTTTCCGGCTTATTTCAACGTTTGTCCAATTGGACTCGGGAAGCGAAACTGAATGATGCGTCTCGTCAACGCACAGCGACTGTTCATCGCCACTGATTACCACCCGTGCAGTCTGTCGACTACTTCCGGACACACGACCTCGACTGAGGAAGGGCCCTTAGTACGGAATTCTTAGATTGCTGCGACCAGCAATACCGTTTTGGGTGAACCCGAGGAGGCTTGGAACTCCTTCGAAGGTGCAGTGACGACCCCATGGCATCTCGGTGAGACACCACCCGGTCAACCCGGTGTTCGTAAAGGTATTATCAGCGTCCTTCCGACAGCAGATAGACGTGGACCGCAGTCACACACGACGTCTGGCGGGCGCCGCACGCATTTTTGGCGCTTACGAACAAGCAGTTTAACGACGTGCTCAGGTCGTGATATTATCCCTGCTTTTCAGTCAAAGCATAACTCAAGTCCACCAGACCTAGGGCTCTAGAGCAACAGCTCGAGCAGTCTAGTTTGTGTATATCTCGTTAGAGATAAAAGCTGGATCCTCAGAATACGGTCTCTGGCAAAAGCCTGACCGCATAAGTCGCTCTGGATAAGGAAGTATTTCACCTTTCCCGCGACCTTCGACTCGTAACTTGGAAACATGTCTTCGTAGTCGACCTGAGAGCGCACGCGCGCTGCAGAACATAGTCTCATCACCCTCGGTGACGACGTCCTGCGTCCATAGAAGTTCCTTCTGATCAATCTGTTTTAAGCATGTGAATCCCATGGCTGAGGGATTAACAGATTCAGGAGGAACAAGTGTCCCTCGGTACAACATCCGCCGACCTTGAATTCTCGAAAGGTCGTGCTGAGCGCGGAAGCATCTTCCGTCGCCAATGTAAAGCTTTCCCTGCTTGGAGAGCTCGAGTCCCGATTGTATGCAAACATTTGCAATCACTCGTTGGAACTTCGTGTACTGAGCCTTCTCACTTGGCACCATACCTAGGCCATAAAACTCACGCGCTGCGTGGAATGAGAAGAAACCATCTGCGGAAACGAGTCGGAGATGCTCCCTGTTGACTGAATGAAATCGTCGAACAGCTCGCTCGCAGTTTTGCGCACCCTTCACAGCCTCCGGTTGGAGAGTGTAAAGTGCCTTGAATACCTGACTTTCGTCCGTTTCAATTGGCATCTGTGACGCTACCTTCGACTGACCATGCATCAACCCTGTGTTAAAAAAGGGGCAGTAGTCGAACTCGCACAAACCTGATACTTCAAAATCAGATCGTTTACGTGCGACCCATGGCTGGGAGTTGATGAAGATCTTGTCTTCATGGGCGAAATTCTTACCCAAACTCTTTCGGAAACCAGCATTCTTTACGTGATCACACCATACGGTGTACTGTGACTCACGACAACGGAAGAGAATATCATCACCGTTGACAAGAATTGGAATTTTTCGGTAATCTTCCACATGAGGGAAAAGCGCCAACCAACTGACGCAAAAGTTGACAATGCAGAGAATCGGGAAGCTCAAGGTCGAGCCCATCAATTGGCCATTCTGCTGCACGCACGCGTTGAGATCCTCCATGTCTCGACCAAGGAGACGGTCAGCCTCCGAAAGGGAAGCTACACGGAGTTCTTCGGAATCAACGTAGTTCTTGGGGTAGTGCACCAAATGCGGCTCAATACACGCATCAAGAACATAACGATACTTCAAGATCGTTTCTGGGTCGCAGCCCTGCTGCTCATATGATGTAATGAGTTTCTCCATCATTATATTGTGACATGCCCGTGTCAACCGAATATCAATTTCATCGGTCGCGGCTGAATAGTCACCAGATACCCAGATCGTGCGCTCACCATCGACTGCAAAACCTTGAAATAACCCGAACTCGCTGGACAAGCGGTCGAGGAACTTCAGGTGCCAAGCCTCCAGAGGCTGGCCGCAGAGTGAGAATTGCGGAATCTGCCGTAAATACGCGTGAACATCCTTCTGAAAGGACCGCGTCAACCAATATGGCAGAGCTTCGCCGGCAGTGACAGTACGAACCTTTGCAGGTTCCTTCACTCCAGCGACACGGCAACAGACGTTGTCAGGACCATTGTCAACAAGTAGATTTCTCTCCTTGGTGACCTCGTAGTCCACGCAGTCTCGATCCACCCCAAACTGATACGCAAATAGTCGTGCGTTAGCTGTAGTTAAAAGCCCAGTAAGTTCAGGATATGGTATGCCGTAGATACATTTCATACCGTAAGTAGGTTTCCAGTCGATCATTAGCAGAACACCACGTCCCGCATTAGATAGCTCCGACTCGAAAGACAAACCACAGTATTTCTGCGCTAAGTATGCACTAGCGCCACCAGCGGCCCGCGTGTTCTCAAAACTCGCAGAGCTCGATGGCTGCATCATCACTGGCAGTTTCGGTTGAAAACCAGCCAGGACCTTCCGCATTTTTGCGTCAACTTCCCGTACAAAGTTATCGGGATTTGCTGCGGCAGCACGCCGCAACGGAACATCACGACGAGTTCGCACATTCGTCGGATCAAACGGTACACGCTCGAGAATCGTACCAGTGTTCATGGGTCCGGGGGGCCTAGTCATGGCCTTCTTATGCTTCTTGAATGTAGCAAGCATGAAATCTTCGCCAACAGGAAGGAAATTCCTTTTCAACTGTTGCATGGACGTAAATAATCTCCATGAGCGGAATTTTCGGCCGCGATGGCCTACTGCACCGAAGTGCACCGCATTACGCAATTTCAAACGCAGCCATCCGTGCGTTCCTCCGTATGGATCCCATGTTGGATCGCTGGGGGTTTCGACTTCTCGAGGAAACCTTTCCTTGTGCATCTGCTGTGCTAGCAGATTAGAGCTCCACCACTTACCGTACGCGAAAAGCTTGGATTCAGACACAGAGTGTGCCTGAACGACCGAGATGAACTGGTCTAGTGGAATATTGCCGTTGGATTGTTCCAACCAACCGGCATCAGCGAGCTGCTCAAAGAAACCACGTATAAACCGAAACGTGGATTCGAGGTGATCGAGCTGAATCAGATCACCCCCCTGCAGGAAACAGATCAACTGCAGGACTGGAAAGTCAATTGGCTTGAGGCTATCAGCCAATTTCCAGATTAGCCCCTTCTCGCTCCAGAAGGGCCGTTCGAGGTCTTGAGTAAGGACTTTGAACGAGGGGTCCGCTAGGCCCCATTGGCCGGCCGCAGCCGGTCCACGTTTTTGCAACAGAGCAAGAGCGTGGAGGAGCACCTGTCGTGTAATGCCTGAAGTGTCGATTAATTTGGCGCGCGTTTTCGGATCAAACCGAATTCGTGCGTGCTTAGTCTTCATTTTCTTCAGTATGGCAAAACACCCTGCACAGCCTTTGTGCAACAGGTCAATAATGGCATCTAAGGAGGAGAACGGGATGCTGCTGAGTCGTTGACTCGCAGAATCCTTTCTCTCCAACCCGAAATGCGCTTTCATATCAAAATTGAAAGTGCCC